CTGCATTCTCACTCCCACACCATCCACGGCTCCCTCACAGGGCCGCTTCACACGACGCAGGACGCTCCCCTACCCAACAACCCACAGTGACGAAACACTCGGACCCAACTTAGCGCGCCTGAAGGCTGGGTAATTCCTCACGGTGTCTATCCAGACGACCCAATTTACGAGGGAATCGATGATCGAGGTCCAGCATGACCCGGATGGGACTCCATGGGACAGGCGGTAGACATAGCCTCCAGGCGTCAAGACCGACTTATGGATGAAGGACGACATGAAGAAGACGAAGAATCGATCCACCACTTCACTGGCGGGCCAACACATACGTAATAACCTGAATGCAGTGACCATGTGTGCCTCACTGACGCGTGTATCAAAAGCTGAGAAGTCACCCTCCAGTATTGAATGGCAGTGCTTGAAGTCGGCAAACAAGCGCTCCCATCCACCGTGGGTAGACTTTAGACCATATGCTAAGGGTGTCGAACGTGTCGACATTTCCCTGGTCCACAGTTGAGACCATACCATCTGGACCATCTGTTGTGGGAGCTCGGGCATCAGTATCAACCTGGCCTTTAGCTCCTTCCAGTCGGTGATGGCCGCACCTAGTTTGTTTAGCTTCGCCCGTCCACCACAGGCCCATAAGGAGTGGTCGAGTGTCACCCCCCTTATGATGTCCATCCACACTGACTCTGCGACGGTAGTAGCAGCAGTTAGCATGCTGGCTTTGGTTGGTGCCTGCCTACCTCTGAACATACGTGATACATACGCCGTCATAAATCCGGGAAAAGTGTCACCAGATATATTAACGTGCCGTAGGTCACAGAGAGTAGGAATGTGCATGTGAGGCATATTTAGGTGTTCGACCCAACGTAGGACATGGCTTAGACTATTTACATCAGCTTTGTGTGAAGTACCTTTGGCAGTAGAGGAGAGGATCTTGTGATTGTGCTCCCATGAGCCGTTAGCCATGCAGTAGTCCCTAGGGTCGGGTAGGTCCTTGATCGCCTTCGGGGCCCAGTCTGAATTCCACCACATCCAGATGGACTTAGGACACTTGACGATCTTTGGGGGGATCGAACCAACCTTAAACGGGACTGTCCTGAGAAATCTGCAGACTTTCGTAAGTGGAAGGAGGGAATGTTCATCCAGTAGGCGTTCTGGGTGCTTCCACAGGTCGTTCCTACTCTGTGGGGGTAGCACCCCTTCCACACGCACGACGCCGAAGTGTCCTAGGGCAGA